GATTAGTTCTAAGTGGTTTAGTAACCGCCCGTGGGAACTGATAAAAATGGATAAAAAAGACAAAATACTGTTTTATGCAATAGTTAATGAGTACTATTCTGATTTTGTTTGTCACCCCTCAGGAAAGATACCGTTGCCCTATAATCCAGCAATACCGACAAAGTAAGGAAGAGCTATGGCTTTATTCATTCAATCTGCTAACGCATTAGTCAGTCGGGTTGCTCAATGGGTAGGCGCTCTTCCACAGACAACCACTGCTACGGCAAACTCAATAGTTACTTCTACTGGCGTAATTACAACCGCAGCAAACCCATTAGCAGTTATACAAGTTGGCGACTTTATTGGTTACAACCAGCTATACCCATTTACTGTAGTAACAGCGGTAAGTAGCACGACCATTACAGTTAACGATCCTGACAATACATGGGGTGACGCGACATTACCAGTAACTATATTAAAACTGCCAACCCAGTCTGCAATGGAAATTCAAAGTTCTATTCAGTTTGCTGAGTTGAAGATGCGTACTTTAGAATTACCTTCTTTGCGCTCTAACCCATATGATGGAACAAGTCCATCTATATTGACAACCGATGTAAATGGTATGGCTCCAATTCCAGCAGATATGAATTGGCCTATTTTGTTTTTCCAAGAATCTAATGGATATGGAGCTTCTGGAAACATGGGTCCTTGGATCATGTACGACCGCGTGGGTGACCGTGAGATCATTCGCAGGCGCATGATTGACCAACTGTATGTAAGACCTTTTGGTGTACCAAGGGTGATACGTGGTAGTTTTTCTGAAGTGGGTCCAAACTATATTTTTACTCCAAACCCAGGCAATGCGGTCACTATAAAAGCCTATTACTTCAAAACATTTCCATTTTTATTTGGACCAACTGGTGACAATTTAAATCCTGTTGTTCAAAACAATGCTGTCTTATCGTCTTTCCCTGAAGGTTACTTTTATGGTACTTTAGAAAGTTATTACGATAAGAATAAAAACACACCAGAAGCTCAAAAATGGGCTGCTCGTATTGAAGAGGCATACGGCCTTATTGAAGATCAAAACTTTAAAGACAAATGGTCTGGTGGAGATAGACACCTTACATCTGAATTCCAGCCACGCGACTATCGCTACAGCTTTAAATAAGGACAAGACATGGCAACAGGCGGTCTTTACGGTCAAAGTCCTAATGGAAATCTTATTGCTCAGGCTGGGGCTCAAACATCTGGGTTATTTGGAAAAAGTCCAAACGGTACAGTAGTTGCTACACCTAGTAGCGAATCTGCTGGTCTATATGGCAATGGAACTAATTTTGGTGGGACATACTTTGAGTATTTTATATTTCAAGTATCTTCTAGCCAACCTGCCACGCCTACGGGTGGATCATGGAGTTTTACAACTAATACTGGAACTGCTCCAACTGGCTGGACAAACGTACCGCCAGCATCTGTTGCTTATCCAAACAATGTATGGGTATCAATTGCGCTTGTAAATTCAAGAGGTGATGCAACACTGACTTGGTCAACACCAGGTTTATTTGGTGTAGTTGGATTGTCTGGATACAGTGGCATAAGCGGTTATTCAGGCATATCAGGTTATTCTGGATATTCAGGAATATCAGGATATTCAGGTTTTTCTGGGTACAGTGGATCAGGCGTTAGTGGCTATTCTGGAATATCTGGATACAGTGGGTTTAGTGGATATTCAGGAATTTCAGGGTTTAGTGGCTATTCAGGAATATCTGGGTATTCGGGAATAAGTGGCTATTCAGGAATCAGTGGTTATTCTGGCATATCAGGCTACAGTGGTATTAGTGGTTATTCTGGTTCTGGAATTAGCGGTTACTCAGGTAGTGGAATATCAGGGTATTCAGGTTTGGGAATAAGCGGATACAGTGGAATTAGCCCTGCAGGAAAAACAGTAAGTCTTACTTCACAAAGTATTTCTACTGGCAGTAAAACTTTTGTTGTTGGAGATGCATTAATAAATTCTGTTTTTATTAATGGAAGCAGAGTAAGAATTGCATATGCAAGCTCAGTAACAGACACTTATATGGAAGGTGTTGTTACAGGATCAAGTGGAACAAACTTAATTGTAAATGTTTCATATATTGTTGGTTCTGGTACTTATAGTTTATGGTTTATTTCGCTTGCAGGAGATTTAGGAATTAGTGGATATAGCGGAATAAGCGGTTATAGCGGCATATCAGGATATTCAGGCACATCTGGCTATTCAGGCATATCTGGTTACAGCGGGACTAGTGGTTTCTCAGGTATTAGTGGTTATTCAGGTATTTCAGGATATAGCGGAATTTCAGGCTATAGCGGATCTGCTGGTTTGGGTGGAACCATTGGTTCGTATGGTTCGTTTTACGACACAACCAATCAAATAACAACCGTCAACACACCTACTGCTGTTACCTTAAATACAACATCTGGCAGCAGTGGTGTAACCCTTATATCTGCAAGCCAATGGCAATTTTCTAATGCTGGAACTTATAGCATTACCTATTCCATTCAGTTTACAAACCACAGCAACTCTTTAGGAAACACACAAGTTTGGCTAAAGAAAAATGGAACCAATCTTGCGGATAGCAACACGCATTTTGATGTGCCAGACAAACAAGGTGGCTCATATTTATCTGACGTTTTAACTGTTAACTATGTTTTAGATGTTGCAGCTAGTGATGTGTTCCAACTTTATTGGGATACAACAAATGCAAGTGTTTATATTGAAACTCTTGCTGGCAATGCAACATATCCATTAACCCCTTCTGTAATCTTGACTGCTACGCAAGTGATGTATACCCAAAGCGGGTATAGCGGGTTAAGCGGATACAGTGGCATCTCTGGTTACTCAGGAATTTCTGGCTATTCTGGGATTAGTGGCTATTCTGGAATTTCTGGTTATAGCGGAAGTGGCATTTCTGGATATTCTGGCATTTCTGGGTATAGCGGCTCTGGAATTTCTGGTTACTCTGGAAGCGGGATAAGTGGCTATTCAGGAATATCTGGGTATTCTGGTTCAGGTATAAGTGGCTATTCAGGAAGCGGAATTAGCGGGTATTCAGGTCGTTCTGGTTATTCTGGTTCGGGCATTTCTGGATATAGCGGTAGTGGAATAAGTGGATATAGTGGTAGCGGAATTTCAGGATATTCAGGTAGTGGAATTTCTGGCTATTCTGGAAGTGGCATAAGCGGCTATTCAGGCATTTCTGGATATTCAGGTTCAGGAATTAGCGGATATAGTGGTAGTGGAATTTCTGGGTACTCAGGAATTTCGGGATATTCAGGAAGCGGTATTAGCGGATATTCTGGAAGTGGAATTTCGGGATACTCAGGAATTTCGGGGTATTCTGGTTCAGGCATTAGTGGTTACTCAGGTTCAGGAATTAGCGGGTATTCGGGTATATCTGGTTATTCTGGGTCGGGTATTAGTGGTTACTCTGGAATAGGTACATCTGGCTATTCTGGTATTTCTGGATATAGTGGTGTATCAGGATATAGCGGTACATCTGGTTATTCAGGCATCTCTGGGTTTTCTGGCATATCTGGTTATTCAGGTACAAGCGGTTATTCTGGTATATCTGGATTTAGTGGAATTAGTGGATATTCAGGTTTAGGATATGCAAACTTAACATCTGCAACTTCATTTGCTATTGGCACAGGTTCTAAAGCTTTTACGGTCAATCAGACGCAAGGAACAAATGCGTATGTTGTTGGTATGCGTGTTCGCATCAACAATACAACCAATTTTATGGAAGGGCAGATTACTGCTTATTCAACTACAACACTAACTGTAAACGTAGACTATACAAGTGGTTCAGGCACATTTACAGCGTGGACTTTTGATATTGCTGGTCAAGTAGGTACTAGCGGTTATTCTGGAATTTCTGGTTATTCAGGTACTAATGGTACTAACGGTACAAGTGGTTATTCAGGCATTTCAGGTTACTCAGGCAGTAACGGTACTAACGGTACTAACGGCACATCTGGATATTCTGGTATATCAGGTTATTCAGGCAGCAACGGAACTAATGGCATAAGTGGATATTCAGGTATTAGCGGCTACTCTGGTAGCAACGGGTCAAATGGCACATCTGGATTTTCTGGATACTCAGGCAGCAACGGCACAAACGGTACAAGTGGATTTTCAGGATTTAGTGGTTATTCAGGAACTAATGGCACAAACGGAACTTCTGGCTTTTCTGGTTTTAGCGGCATAAGCGGTTATTCAGGAAGTAACGGAACTACTGGTACATCTGGTTTTTCAGGGTTTAGTGGCATATCTGGATATTCAGGAATTTCTGGATATTCAGGTTCTGGCGTTAGTGGTTTTTCTGGATTCAGCGGATATTCAGGTACAAACGGATCTGTTGGTCTTGGCCTTTCTGGATATAGTGGCTACTCTGGTTCTAATGGATCAAACGGTACAAGCGGATTTAGTGGGTACTCTGGTAGCAATGGATCAAACGGAACGTCTGGGTTTTCAGGATTTTCAGGCTATTCTGGATCTGGCTTGTCTGGCTACTCTGGTTCAGGAACATCAGGATTTAGTGGCTTTAGTGGTATCTCTGGGTATAGTGGTGCAACATCTTCTAGTAGGGTGTTGCAAGTGGTGCAAGCAACAAAGACAGACACATTTTCTTTGACAGGCACAACCACTTTTACAGACATAACTGGACTGTCTGTTTCAATTACACCATCGTCATCTTCAAATAAAATTTTGGTTCTTTATACTGTGCAAGTGGGTACAAATGGGTATTGTGATATTCGGCTGTTGAGAGGTTCAACGGTTATTGCTCAGGGAGATGCGGCGACTGGGCAAACTCAATCGACCACACACTCAGGACCAATAGCCGACACAACACAATTACATCATTCTATAATTTGGCTTGATAGCCCCGCAACAACTTCCTCCACAACATATAAATTGCAATTGGGAAACCCATACACTACTGGTTATACCGCTACTATTAATCGTTCTATAACTAACGACGCCGCTTTATATACGGCGCGTACAGTTTCAAGCATTACAGTAATGGAGATAGCAGCATGAACCACAAAGCAATTTTTGCTCTTTACACAAATGTTGTCAGCATCGATGACGGGGCTGGTGCTTTTGACGCTGAAGGCAACAAAGTAACTATTGATATGTCGGCAGTCAACGCATGGGTTGACTCAGAAGCATACAAAGCCAAACGACAACCAGAGTACCCTCCAATAACTGACTATTTGGATGGCATAGCCAAGGGTGACCAAGCACAGATTTCTAAATATATTGCCGATTGTCAAGCAGTTAAGGCAAAATACCCTAAAACATAGTAAAGGAAAGCATGAGATATAGCATAGTAATTCCAACGTACAACCATTGTGAAAAATACTTAAAGCCCTGCATTGATTCAATAATCAAGTACACAGACATGACTGACGTAGAGTTGGTCATTTCTGCTAATGGGTGTACAGATAACACACAATCCTATCTAAACTATTTACATTCTGCGATACCGCATCTGCGCGTTACATGGAGTGATAAAGCATTGGGTTATTCCAAAGCTACCAATGAAGGCATTAAGATTAGCACGGGCGAATACATCATCCTGCTAAACAATGATACGGTTTTGTTGGATCAGGTAAAAAATCAATGGCTGGAAATGCTACAAGCACCGTTTTTACAAGATGAGCGTGTAGGAATTACGGGGCCAATCGTTCAGCACTCTCCAGACGCAGGTCGTGATTTCTGTGTATTTTTCTGCACAATGATTCACAAAAAAGTGTTTGACAAAATTGGTTTACTGAATGAAGAGTATGGCGTAGGAACTGGTGAAGATACGGAGTTTTGCATTGAAGCAATAAATGCAGGATTTACTATGGTTGAATCTGCTCCAAAGACTTTGGAGAATCCAGAGCTTTATGTTGGTGGTTTCCCTATCTATCACAAGGGCGAAGGGACAGTGCATGACCCTGAGTTGGTGCAAGACTTCAATAATATCTTTGCCAAAAATGGTCGCAAACTAGCAAGAAAATACAACCCAGAACATTACAAATGGTCTTTGATGAACAACTGGGAAAGATATATGGCGATCAAGGGTGAAGAAGTTCAACCCCGCGAGAGGGCAAGATATCTCTGGGCAACAAATAAATTGCAAGGAAAAAAAGTATTAGAGATAGGTTGCTCTAATGGTTACGGATCACAGTTCTTTGGCAACACCATTGAATACATCGGACTAGATTACGATGAAAAAATTATTGAAGTTGCAAAAGAAGAAGGATGGGGAGACAACAAACAATTTGTCCACGCAGACATAAACACTTTTGAATTAGAACAATACGACGTTATCGTGGCGATGGAAGTGATTGAGCATTTGGAAAATGGATTGGAAGTCGCGCAAAGATTAAAAAATCATTGCAAACGCCTACTGATTACGGTTCCCTACATGGAGCCAGTGGGATTTTGGGGGCATCATCATAAATTGCATGGATTAAAAGAACGTCATTTAACTGGATTCACATATCAATTTATGGGTGAGCAAGGGCAGATTAGCGACACACCATTTGAAGGCATGAACCTAATGCTGTGTGAATACAATGTCTAAGGTACTTTGCTCAGTAGCGACTAGAGGGCGTTATTCAACGACCCTTCCCCTAACCCTACAAGCCATCATCAATCAGACCAAAAAGGTCGATAAGCTCGTTATCTTTGACGACAATGATGAGCCTAAAGACATGCGAAACGAGTTGGTATACAACTACTTTTTCCAAATGTTGGATATCAAAGGAATCCCGTGGGAATGGGTTTATGCACAAAAAAAAGGGCAGCACCATATCCATCAGATGGCAAACACTATGGGCTATGAGTGGGTATGGCGGGTAGATGATGATGCTGTGCCAGAGCCTAATGTCTTGGAAAGCTTGTATTCTTTTAACTATCCAAACGTAGGTGCGGTAGGAGGTTCAATCCTTACCCCACCCATCATGGATACATCCTTGGCTACAGGAAAAATAGACAACATCAACTATGAACCCAATATCCAGTGGGGGATGATTGATAGTTACAAAAAGGTAGAACACCTGCATTGCTCATTTCTTTACAGGGCTGGCATCCAAGACTACAACTTAGGTTTATCAAGGGTCGCGCATAGGGAGGAAACTCTGTTTACCTACGGCCTCCATCAAAAGGGCTATGACATATTTGCAGTCCCAAATGCAATCTGTTGGCATTTAAAAAATCCTGATGGCGGTATCCGTAGTGAGACCAAACAGGAAATGTATGACCATGACGAACAAATATTTAAAAACTATATGCGGTTTAAAGATTACACAGTTGTAATTCTTAATTGCGGTCTTGGAGATCATTTGGTGTTTAGCAAAGTACTTCCAAAAGTTAATAATCCTTTAGTATTCAGTTGTTACCCAGAAGTAATTGCAGGACGTTCTATTGCAGAAGCCCAAATGATGTTTGGAAACATTGATCCTTGGAATATTTACGCTCAAATGGATAAATGGAAATGGACGGAAAGTCTAGAAAAAGCCTATGAAAAGATGTATCTATGATTGTTATTTCACCTTTTTCTAAAGCATTGCTTAGTGGTAAAAAAAACCCTAAGAACTATCCATACTGGGAAGAGTTGATTACTTTGATTAATGAGCCTATTGTCCAAATAGGAATAGAAGGTGAGCGCCAGTTAGTTCCAGACTTTCGTAAGAACCTGCCTTTAAGCGACCTTAAAGCATTGTTAAAAGAATGCCGTACGTGGATATCCTGTGATAGCTTTTTACAGCATCTAGGCTGGATTGAAGGCAAACCTGGCATTGTGTTGTGGGCTGTATCTGATCCATTAATCTATGGACATCCTGAAAACACCAATCTTTTAAAAGACAGATCCTATTTAGCGCCAAATCAATTTTTATGGTGGGATGCCTATGAATTTAATGCGGATGCCTTTGTAAGTCCACAAGAGGTATCAATGCACCTATAATTGTGGAAAAGCTTTAAAATTGGGAATATATTGTCCCAGAGGAACATATGGCTGAAAACTACACGCCTCTACGAACCCCTTTTACACAGATGAGCTTTACGCCAGATGTGCCGAGCAACGCTTTATCTGCCAACGAATACAACTCAGGACTTAATGTTGAATGCGATGTTAGGGGCATTCGTAAAGTTGCTGGCGAACAGGAAATATTGTCCACAATTACAGGCAATGTAATCTTTTTGGATGGCGGGTTTCGTGGGACGGAATGGACATACATAGCAGCTACCCGTGAGGGAAAATGGTACAAGATTACTTCTGCTGGCATTTCTAACATCACGCCAGGCTTTGGCGCTAATCCCAACGTAGCCCTTTCTGGCTATACAGATGACACCAATATCACCACTTCATGGGTTGGTAGTGTTTTCTTTATTAATGACAGCCTGCGTCCTCCAATGTATTTCTTGCAATCTACAACAGAAATATACATTTACGATCAAGCCCCTGATAACTATGTATGGAACTATGAATCCAGCCAAGGCGTAACTTCTACAACTGCTGCTTTTGTAAGGAATTACTCTTCTCCTAATGTGGGAAACATATTGGTAGCTGGTAATCTAACAAAGACTGCTGGCGGTATTGTTACTAACTATCCAACAACCATTCGCTGGTCACAGGCTTTTGCCAATACTGGGGTTCCTGCTACCTGGAAACCAACTTTGACAAACATTGCAAACGAATTAGAAATTCCTGTTCGTGGTCCTTTGATTGACGGTTTCTTTTTGGGTGCTAACTTTTATCTTTGTAGCTATTGGGATACGGTTGTTTTATCTCCTATTGCTTATCAAAGTTCTACAGCCCCAGTATTTGGGGTTCGTTTGTTTAACCAAGGCCGTGGATTAATTCACAACAATTGTTGGTGCAATACAGACTCAGAAGTCTATGGCATAGATAGCCGTGATATTTGGGTGTTTGATGGCTCTGAATTTAAACCGCTTGGAAATCAAAGGGTAAAGAATTATTTCTTTGCCAACTTAAACCAAGCCTATGCTGATCGCATGTTTGTTGTCAACAACACCCAAAAGAATCAAGTTGAGATTTACTATCCTGATTTGAACTCCACAGGTTGGTGTAACAAAATGTTGTCATGGAGATATGACCTTAAACTTTGGAATGCCCCTAGAGATGTAGCCAATGCTTGTATGGCGGCTGAAGCCCCTGTGTTTAACGGATCATCATTTAATCTTGCTTCTAGAACTGTTACATATGCCCGTGGTAGTGTAAGCGGATCAAAAATGAGACAAACCAACATAACCAATGGGTTTGCTGGTTCTGCTATACCCTGCTTATTTGAGCGTACTAATGCGGCATTACAAACTGCTGAAGGACCTGTTCCTTACTCATCTAAGGTGTATATCCACCGCATCCTTCCTGAGTCCGTGGGAACTGGCAAACTAACCATATCGGTTGGTGGTGCTAATTCCGCAGCACAGACACCTACATACGGAACATCTGTCCAAACAGACATAGTTACAGACAATCCTTGGGTAACTACTCAACAAAACACTGTAAGAACGGTAGCTATCAAAATGGAATCAAACGATGCGACCGATACATGGAATGTGCCTGCGCTTAATTGGCAAGCCACCATTACTGAGGATGCTTACTAATGCCGTTTTTTGTTGATGGAAACCCAACTCAGGGAGAAATTGCTGAGGCCCTAAACTATTTGCTAGGCAATTTAAATTCTGGCGTTCCTGTCAATGCTTTTCCAGTTTCAAACAATCCAACTACTGGATTTATATCAAATACTTTAGGCGATATTATTCAGTATCAATATAGATACTTAGACATTAAATATGCCGACAATACAACTGGTTTAAATTTTTCTGACAATCCATACAGCAGATTGTATTTTGGAGTTCTTAATACTGACGCAACTACTGAAAGCACCAATCCTGTTGATTATGTGTGGTTTAAAGTAGATGGTGGATTTGGTTTAAACAATGTATTGTGGATATCAGTTACTGGTGGCAGACACGCCACATTTTCCGTATCTCAAAATGCTCCAGACACCAATCAAAATTGGCAAGTAGTTCCAGTCCAAGCAATCGATTTAGACAATCCTTTTAAAACTTACGAACAGTACATGACTGTTAAGTTTGCGACCAATTCAGTAGGCGCAGGATTTAGTAGTTCACCAACCAATGCTACTTTTTACGGGATATACACCAGTGTTGATGGAAGCTCATCTGCTGATCCTACCGTTTATGCTTGGTCGCCATTTTCATTTGGCACAACCTTTAACCTTTATTACAGGTCTTTCGGTGGCAGAAACATATCTTTTATCCCTTCTACTTATCAACCAATTGGTTACATTCCGTATGCCAACTTAGTGATAAACCTTGATGTGCCTACTGCTGGCGCTGTCAATGAAATAGGAATTATTTCTCAGACTCCTTTGATTATTCAAGCGCCTTATCGGTACTTGTTGGTTAGATATGGCACAAGTAGTACGGGTGCAGGTATTACAAATGACCCTACTGGTAAAACTTATTTTGGATTACAAGCTTCTGATGTATTGACGCTAGATAGCAACCCTGCTGATTACACATGGTTTGCTGCTGGTGGAACATTTCTTAGTGGTGTTAACTTATGGTCTAGGACTTCTGCAAGCAATATTGTGCAGTTCAGTCTTACATTAGATGCGCCTGATACATCTGGTTGGTACAACGTAACAGCAGACCTTACTGCGCTTGATCCATACATTGATGTCTTAGCAAGATCAGGAACACTTGTTACGGACATAACTTCACCTGCTGATGGTCGTTTGGGTTATTCATCTATTGGTGTCAATGGTGTTATTAACCTTAACCTAGACCCATATGGACAAGGACGAGATACAGGTGGATTTAGTATTAATCCAGCAGCGGTATCAACTATTCAGTTTGACCAGTTTGGGCGAGTAATCCAAGCAAACGCGCTAGATCAAGTTCGATTTAGTTCTATGTTGACTCATGCCACTTCTGGACAAACTGCATTTACATTTTCTAATGCTCAAGCAGATCAGATATTAGTATTTAGAAATGGTGCGTTTTTAAAACCTGCTACTGATTTTACAAGAACATCTACAGTAGTAACTTTTACAGATGCATGTACTTTAAATGACGTGATAGCAATTTATTACATACGCTTAATTGATGGAACTACATCAGCAGATAAAGTTCCGTTTGTTTACTCATCTCAGACTCTTACTTCTGGTCAAACAGTTATTGCAACAACATATCCTGATGGATCAGAGTTTTTGTTTCTTAATGGAGTAATGCTTGTTGATACTGATTACACCTATATAGGAACTAATCAAGGATACATATTAAACACACCATCTGTTGGAGGATCGATAACTATTGTTTCATTCTCTTATAACAATGGTGGTGTATTGATATTTGGAGAGAACTACACAGAGACAGCATCTGGAACTACCAATGTTGTGTTTCCAACATCGTTTTATCGCAACTCTACATTGATGTTTTTCAATGGTTGCTTGTTAAGGCCAGGGACAGACTTTACGGTCCCAGGTTCTGGTAGTCTTTCTTATAACTTTACAAGTGTTGGATTTTTAAGTTTTACGGGTCAACCTGTACAATTTATGACATTTAACAGTTCTGGCGAGGCGTCCACTTCATCAGTTAGTTCTGCTGGCGTACGTGGGTTTGACATACCTATTGTTATTGAAAACCCTCCAACAATAATGGAAATGTTTAAAGATATGCAAAAACAAATTAATAAATTGAAAAAAGAAGTTAAAACCTTGAAAGGTGACAAATGACACAAGCAGTTAATTTAGCAAACTTTTCTAATAGTTTAGATAGTTCTGGACAAGTATCCCCATCTGTATTAAATGCACAAGTTCCTTATTCAAAAGGTGGAACTAATGCAACGACTCAAGCTTCCGCACAAGCCAACATGGGCGTGATGACTGGTGAAATAAAAATGTGGGGTACAGCATCTGCTCCTACTGGCTATTTGCTTTGTAACGGTACGGCAGTTTCAAGATCTACTTATGCTGCATTGTTTGCTGTTTATGGATCTACTTTTGGCGCTGGTGATGGATCAACAACATTTAATCTTCCTGATTTTCGTGATCGGATGCCTATTGGTGCTGGTTCTACTTATGCTTTGGCTACAACAGGCGGTTCTGCAAGTACGACCCTTATTACAGCAAATTTACCAAGTCACAACCATACAGCAACATCTACTACAACAATAACCGATTCTGGGCACGCTCACTTAAGTAATGCTGGTGTTAACCCTAGCGGTGGCGGCACATTGGCAGGCGGTTCTTCATTAGGCATCGGCTCTATTAACACAAGTACAGCAACAACTGGTATTACTGCATCCACTTCTACTACAACAGCTAATACAGGTTCTGGTACAGCAGTAACAACAATATCGCCTTACCTTGGCATTTACTACATTATTAAAACGTAAGGATTAATATGGGTTATTCAGCACAAGTACAACAAACACCCAACCAATCATCTGGCAAAGGTAGTCAAGGTCCTATAGCGGGTACTAGTGACGGTTTGGCAATGAATAACCAAAATATTGCAACAGATAGTGGAATAAATAGTGGAGCGCCACACCAAGCTATTGGTAAGGGGGGTAACTACTCTATGTCTGCAACATCAGGTCAACCCCAAATGGGAGCGCCCAATGCATACCCAAATACAGTAGGTATGGGCGATAATACGCAACAACAGTTACCCAAAATGGGTATCGGGAAAGGTAAGGTCTAATTATGGGCGGTGGTAAATCATCAGGTAATACTCAAGCAGTATTAACTCCAGAACAAAATGCGGCATTAGCTGCACAAACTAACTTTTTAACTAGTACAGCATTTCCTGCTTACCAAAAAACCGTTGGGCAAGCGGGTGATATTTATAACAAAGTAGCTCCTGCTGCTGAAAGCGCAGCCAATGCAGCTTCAAATGTAGCTGGAAGAACAGGCGCTACTAGTGAACTGGCTGGAACTGCTGGGTTATTAACTGGCATGTCTGGATTATCATCTTTGTTTGGTGAAGATTATAAAAACCAGCAAGTCAATGCTGCATTACAAGCTGGTAGGGAATCTGGACGTGATCTGGTTAATCAACAAACTGCTAGTTATGGCGGTGCTGGTGGACTTGGATCATCAAGGGCAGCCTTAGCAAATGCAAACCTTGCGTCATTGCAAGAACAGCGCCAAGGAACAGTCGCTGCCACTACTGCTGCTGGAGTAGAAGCCAACCGTGCGGCTGCTGGTCAAGCACTTACAGCGGCTGGTTTACAAGGATTGACCCAAGCTAATCAAGCTGCCGCATCAAAAATTGGATATGCTCAAACTCCACAAGATGTGCAATCTAAATATGCTTCCATAGTTTATGGTATCCCACAAGGAAACACCACTCCTAACTTTGCTGGAACTCAAGGTCAAACTAGTTCAAGTAAAGGTAAGGGTTTTAAGGTTTAAGGAAACTTATGATCAATTTCCAAAACTGGATTAATCCAAGTCAGTTTTCCAACTTAAACAACATATCAGGCTTTGATGAAAAGACTGGGATGCAGAATTTATATGACTCTAAAGGTGTTGGTGGTTCTGGTGGTGGTGTAGCCACATCTGCAATTATGGGGGCTATTGAAGGTGCAGGTACAGATACTGGCGCATTAGGTGGCGCTATTGCTGGAGCCAAAGCCCCGTTTCAAAAAGCTTTTGATAATGCTCAAACAAAATTTGATACTGCTAAAGCAAAGTTTGACACATTTAATACAAAAGTAGGTGATGCTGCCCAACGTATGGGATTTGATTACACCTCTAATCTTGACAAAATAGAAGGGCAATAATCATGCCAGAAGTAATGGTTCCTCCTGCTAATACACCATTAGCGCCAGTCCCGCCTAGCATTACGCCTACAAGTATGCCTGTAGCGCCTGTTGTTGTTCGAGAAGATGTAACTCAAACTACCCCGCCTGCTGATTCTGGCAATGTGGTTGCATTTAAAGATTTGCCACCAAAACTGCAAGGCACTGTTGTAAGCGCTGCTAATGGAGACAATCTTACTGCCGCCAAATTAATGGATCAGCATTCAGCAGAATCTAAAGATTACCATCCCAATGTTCAACCTCAATGGGGAAAAGTATTTTCTTCTATTTTGTCAAGAAACTATGGCGATGCTTACAAATACTTTAACGGTGGAGCAACCCGCGAAGAAGAAGGCCGAACTCCAACTGGTGATGTTGTTTACAAAGAATATAACGAGATAGGTCCAACAGGCAGATACAAAGATAGAAAGACTGGCAAAGAACTATCTTCAGAAGAAACAAGCAAATTATTGGCGCGTGGTGGTATTTTGACTCCAAGTGATGCTAATGCTTTAAAAACAAGTAGTTGGAAAAATGCTCAGTATTCTTCTGAGTTAGCAAACAATGGTTTTGCTAGTCAGTTAGAAGCTGCACGTACTACTGCTTATGCTGCCGCAAATTCTGCATCTTCTTCTAATAACAATATTGAAGAGCAAATCAAGTTAACAAAAGCCATTCCCAATGTGTTAAACACTATTGGTCAAATGGATTCTGAAAAGCGTCAAAAGATTCTTGGTTATGTTAATCGTTACAACACCAATAGCACTAATCTGCAAAAAGCCAATGAAAAGGGTGGAGCAGTCAATGCTGGTGGACAACAAGGTGTTAACGCTAATATTGGTTTAGGTGGTGCTGAAGGTACTGCTGGCGCAGGTGGTAAGTCTGCTCTTAATGCAGGTGGTGGCATTAGTGCTGGCACACAATCTGGCATTAGCCAACGTGAGGCTAATTCAGTTAATACTGCTGCTGGCAATACATTACAAGAACAACAAGACTTAGAACGTGCGATCAGTAAAGAATTACAAGGAGCAATTAAAACTCCTGAAGAATTTCGCGCATTTATAAGATTGCAAGCGCTGAATACAGAAAATGAATTAGCACTTAAACAAATCCCTGATTCTGCAAAACCACCAGGCTATCAAAACATTTCCCAAACTGACCCTTACTTGGGCGGTGCAGAAGCAATGATTGCCAATCGTTCTAGACAGCAATACAACAATGCTTTGATTGCCGCATGGAATGCTGAACTATTTAAAGCACAAAGAATTGCTGCTAAAACTGGTGAGCAAGCAGACATCAAAGAAGTTTCAGATAAATTCCAAAAATCAGATTTGTATAAAGCAATTACAAATACATACACTGATAAACATGAAAGACATTTTGGACGATCTGGGGTGCTTAAAAAAGGCGACCTAATCGTAGATCAACAACACAACATTCTTCAGACTCAATGATTGGATAAGACATGGACTACCCAAAAATATCCATTGATAAGGTTGATCAAGAAATACATAGGTTTGAACAAACTCCTATGGCAGAGCCTGTTGTTCAACAACAGCAACAAAAAGCGGCTATTACTGGTACTACTTCTCCTGTAGCGCCACCACCACAAGTTACAGCACCTGCTCAAACTGCTTCAGCGCCTCAAGCACCACCACCTGATTTGCCTGGGATGGTTAGCAATGTCACATCTAATTATGCTGACATGCAAAAACAAATGCCTGAACCGCAATTGCCTATTCATGAAGGATTAAAACTTTTAGGGGGGCTTGGTTTATTGGCTGCTGGTGGTCTTGGATTAAACAAGTTACTTAGCGAAAAAGAACCCGCGCCTGTTAAGCCTGGTTCTATTGAGTCACGCAAGATTGGCGCTGGCCCACAGATGAATACAAATACATCTGAGCCTCGCATGGTCGGTGATTTATTCCCTGCAAATGTATCTACTAAACCAATAGCTGGTCCTGCTCCAGAAGTTCCTACAGTGCCTTTAAACACTCCTGTTGGTAAAGCGCCTAAAGAAATGTCAATGATTGAGCAAGGATTGGCTAACAAAGAAATAAACGCTGTTGCTGAAGGCAGAAAAAAAGCAGTACCACCACCATCTAAATCTGTTATTGATATTTCTGGTTTGACAAAAGAAGAAGCTGGCATGAAAAAATACTTAACTAGCTTTTATGGCGGTGGCATTCCAGGTGAACAAGCATATGAAAAAACAATTGAAATCCTTGGAGGCCGTCCTTCTTATGAGCCTGGCAAAGGTGGCGGTTTAACACCAGAACAAAATAAAGCTATCAAAGATTGGCGCAAAGAAAACGTACAAGGTCCTAAAGTAAATTTAACTAAAGACATGAAAAGCGCAATTAAAGGCGGTGCAGGATTAGCAATACTTGCTGCAATACCAGGATTTGCTGAAGCTAAAAATATACGTGAAGGTGTGGGCAATGTGGCTGAAGGTATGCTTCCAATTGGAATGACACCGTCCCCAATCGCACCAGGCACATTGACTGAAAAACAGTTAAACGCATTTAAAGAAGCCCAAAAGTTGGGTAGCCCATATCGTTCAGTTCCACCGAGGTAATCATGCTAGACAACGACGAAACCGTAGGGGCTATCGCAGCCAAAGTAGCTCCACCAGTAACCGTATCACTGGCAACAGTGTATGGCTATCAGGTAAGCGATCTAGTCATCTGGACTACCTTGATATACACCTTGTTGATGATCGGTTTAAAGCTGTATCAGATATACAAAGAAGTAAAGAAGTAAGCCATTGATCCAATCACCATCTTTGCTGGATGCAAACTTGCCTACGAAGGAATCAAGTCGGCAGTTGAGGCGTATCAGGACATCAAGAAGACTGGCGGTGAGGTTGCAGGTATTGCTGGTGAGGTCGGTGGGTTACTCTCGAAATTCTTTCACGGTCAAAGCCAGTTAGAAGACGACTACAAGAAGAAGCAAGAAGAGACCAAAGAATTAGCCAAGCAGGGTAAGGCCAAGAATGTAACCATGCAGGCCATAGACAATGTAATGCATGTCAGGCAAATCAGGCAGTATTACAAAGACTTA